CTCGCCGATATGGTCGCAGTCCTCATGGAGGGGTCCGTTGTTGGCCTCGCAGGTGTCTTCAAAGTCCTTGCCAAGACGCTCAACCATCTTGGTTCGGTCGTAGATGGCAACAACCTTTGGGCCATCGCTGCCGTGGAAGATGTTTCCATGGCCAACCAGACAATCTTCCCAGCCGTCTGCGTAAATCACGCCTTCAATCTGCTCAATTGCAGACTTGTACACCGTGGTCTCCATTCGGGAATCCACGATTGCATCGAGATTCTCTCTCACTTGATTCTCCTTATCTTTCCGATGGAGTTCTCACTCATCGGGCTACTTACATGCCAGGCATCTAAGATCCAGGCCTTGTAGAACTGAGGGTAGTACATGGGGACGAACTTTGTCAAACGGAGTTGCTGGTAGCGGCGGTTGGGTAGCAAGCGTATGTGGTGTACAGCATCACTAGCCGCTACCTCAATTTTTCCGCAAAAAATTTTTCCCGAGTGATCTGAATACAATGCGGAAAACGGGAGTATCTGGACAAGTTCGTCTTTGATGGCAATAACCATGCGATTCTGTTTCATCTTGGGCCCCCGCGCAGGTTTACTGGTTCCCGTACCCAAGAGCCACTAGGCAACCCTTGGGTACGGGTCTCATAAAGAGAGGTAAACCGTTATCGATTAACGATCCTGAACCAGATTGTCCACAGGGCCAGCGTGAGCGTTGATCCAACCACAACGGCGCCCACGTAACTCAGGAACGTCCCGAGGTCCACGATTAGAATGGGATGTCGGAGAAGTCTGGCTCCTCCGCGGCTGCGGCCGTTGTTCCGCCAGCGCCCTTGCCCTTTGCGAGCAAATCAAACGTCTGCGCGGTGATCTGAATCGAAGCCTTCTGCTCACCGTTGCGGGTGGTGAAGGTCTTGACGCTTGGTGAGCCAGCAACGCAGACAAGGTCGCCCTTGTCGAGAAGGCGAACCGCCAACTCTGCCTGCTTCTCCCACACGGAAACGTCGTACCAGTTGGTGGTCTCTTCGCCTCCGCGCTTATTCTTTACGGCAACGCTGAATGAGCTTACCTGCTTGCCGTTCTTGGTTGCGCGCAACTCTGGCTTTGCACCAAGTCGCCCTGTGATTTCTAGTCGCTCCTTAGCCATTTACAACTCCTGACTGAGAACAAGTAGGACATTCTCCTCTTTATTCCCAAACTCTAGTTCCCACACACGTGGAATGAACCAGCGATCGTTCACATGAAGCCCCGTCGCGACCGCATCGAGCGTGAGCTTCAGCAAATTGTCTGCGTCCATCGGGCGATTGAGATGCGCCCAGATGTCAATGACAATCCGCTTCTTATCCACCGGAATGAAATCCGGCCTGCCAAGTATAGCAGCCTCTGTCCTTTTTGTCACTTCCTCCTTCCACGCTTTTGCTTCCCTTGTCATGTAGATGATTCTGTTGGCTACGCGATATGCGCGGTTCCAAGACGGGGGCCTGCCTGGGAGGTAAATCTCAAGAGGGCTGGTCCAGCCTTCCAAGCCTGATACGCTGGTCTTCCCCTCCCACTTTGACAGCGCGACAGGTTTGCTGTAGTCGGGAGACAAGAGCCCCATACCCAAGGGCGTCGAGTTCGTCAAGCCCACGATTCGTCGTGGCGATCGTCGCACGGCACGCACTATATCGACTCTCCACCATTACATACAGCCGCTCAGCTGCCCAGTCAGTTGCTTTCTCTTTCCCGAGATCATCGAGAACGACGACTGGCGCCTTCTCGAGACAGTATTCAAACAACTTGATTACTTCTGCGTCAGTATACTTCATCGACATCCGAATTCTGTCCAAAAACAGCGGAACATTAATAAATTTTATTCCCGAGATGCCAATGGCGATCTTCTCGCGAATGGCGGCAACGGCAAGGTGTGTCTTGCCCGTGCCCGGGGGGCCAACAAAAAGAAGGCCACGATCCGTGATCGGTGACTGCGCCCATGAAATCGAGGCCTCCAGGGCGGTCTTTGATTCCTTTTGTGTCTGGAACTTCTTGAATGTGCTGTCCAGGTATCGCGGCGGGACCCCGGCCTTAAGAAGCGCCGCGTTCAGGTCGCTAGGCGGAGTGACTCGGTTCTCTACATCCTTGAGGTACATCGTCTCTTGCATTAACCCTCCAAATGCGCATCGCGCGTGCTTGTAGTTTGGCGCGCTGGGGTCATCTTACGCTTCTGCCCAACCGCTGTCAAATAAGAGATCGGGTCGCCCTTGAGGTCGCGAAGCGCCGCGTCGCATACTGCCGCCATGAGCGCAGGGATGCCGCCAGGAAAATCTTTCATCAGCTTTGAAATTCTGCTGTAGTCATTCCTTTGCGGAACAACACCAAGCATTGCCCCGAAGAACTCACCAAGCCGACCCTGCGTGTTGGGTCCGGCAACAACATACGAAAGCCATTCCTTCAGACTGCGAGTCACGGGCGTTTCGTGATTATCCCTGAGGCCGAGTCGCTCTAATCTAGACCTTCCTGCTTCGGCAAGTTTTTCGCGCGCCGCCGACATCCCGTCGGACGGCTCCTGCCACTCGTCCCAGTCATGGACAACGAGCCCGTCAAGGAGCCCAACTCTTCGGAAGTGCGGAAGGTACTTTGCATTCTGGGTTCCGATAAGTGCCTCAACGTGCTGATCGGACTCGAACACGCCGTTGGTCTCGGACGCCGCGCACAGAAGCGTAATCCACGCCCAGCGAGCGTTGTTATCTGGTAGCCGCCAAAGCTTTGCGTGGCGCGGAAGGTCGCTGTAGCAGCGCCAATAGACGCGCACATCGACCATCTCCTCGATAGGGATGATCTTCTCCATTTTTACTCCTCTTTACCAATCGTGGTCTGGCCAGAGATCCTTCTTTAGGGTTGGAACCTTATCATAAAGTTTCTTGCGTGTGTCTGGAAGCTTCTGCGGGTGGCTCTCCCAGTCGTTGCAGAGCACTTTGAATTCGCAGGTTGCGTGAGCGAATGCCGTCGGGTTTGGATAGATCGCACCCTTCTCAATCGCATCCACAAAGGCTCGGGCGCCAATGTACATCTTATCGATATCGCTCTGCGTTCTTGTTGTCATTCTTCGGTCAACGTTAGGCCCCTTTGCGGAGTTGCTAATGATATTAAACGTAACCGTCGGGTCGTGGGAGTAATTCTCACGAACAGCAAGGGCATAGGCAGTCGCCTGAATGTCTCCGTGCTCTCGCTCGGCCTCCCATTTCCTTTGGGCGGTCTTGTGCTCAACAACATCAAGAGTCTTTGTGAGCATGTCAACTTGCGTCTTCAGTTTGATTGGGAGCTTGCCGAGCTTGGAATGCTTAATCTCAGAGAACATTGTGTGCTCAACGGCCTTAGCCTCCCAGTCATCCCCGGCATAGATTGCGGCGCGGAGCATCTCTTCGCCGTTAAACCCCTCACTAAGGAGGTCTCGATCTTTCTCCCCCGTCCAGTCAACCTTTGACGACTCAAGCGCCCAGGTCTTTCGGTAGTAATCAAAAACCTTCGTAAGATCTCCGTGCTTCTTGCCTCCAGTAAGTGGCTCGTACCACTTCTGGAGCCCAGCATGAACGGAGGTGCCCAAAGCAAAGTACGGCGTTGTTCTTTCTGTCCACATGCCCATGCGGTATTTGTACCACCACCTGAGCGGGCAGGAAAGAAACTCGCGCAACTCGCTTACGCTAACGTGCTCTGGATGCCTCTCTGGGATCATCCAGCGATCTCAGCGCGACGGGTCTTAAACTTATTCACAAGGTACTGGCGAGAAACATCGTCAATCTCAACGCCGTCGGCTGAAGAGTTGTTGATCTTCTGCCCGATTGCATTGAGTTGCTCCACGGTGGTTGCCGCGTCAAAATCATCAACGTACTTCTGGACGTGCGGCGGGAAAACGGCATCCTCAAAAATCTCTGCCGCTGCCTTGGCGATCGTCTTAGAGGTGCCGCCCTTCGACTTGATTTCATCGTCGGAGGCAATGCGCTTTGACGGAAGACCCGCCATCACAAGTGCACGCCCTACTGCCGAAGTCTCGCAGTTCTCAATCTCTGAGCCGCGAGTGTATGGGGTCGCCCCTGGGATCTGCATGGCGCTATGGCCAATGCCTGCTGGACGATCGTCCACGAAGCCAAGCCTTTCGTCAAGCCCGTTGTCTTCCTTGACGCCGCGATATGCACGCGCCTCAATAACTACGCGCTTTTCGTTATGCTCAATAATGCGCGTCTCAATGCGGGCGTTTGGATATGCCTCGTACCACGCGCGGATGCGCTCTGCGACATCTACGTAATCCTTAAGTGCGCTCTTATCAAATGCCATTTTCGCTCTCCTTATTACTCATGAACTGATCGAGATCTTCGAACAGTCTCTTTTCCTCTACACCAAGAAATTCAGCAATGCGCTTTCGCATTGGCCCACTGATTGGGGCCTGCCCATACTGAACTTGGTTGAGATAACCATACGACACTCCAAGGTGTCGTGCAAGAAACCGGCGCTTAATTCCGGTTTCTTCTAGCAGTCGCCAAACCTGAGCCGTCTTCTTTCGCTGTATTAGGCGCTGCTCTGCAAAATTTGCACCAGTTTGCTTCATGCGAAACTAATCCTTTACTAGATCGTTAGGGGCGGCGAGCCACGCTTCAAGGGCGTAGTTTATGCCCATGTGATACGCAGAGCGATCTTCATAGGAAAGACTATTCTCCATGGATGCTGCGGCGTTTGCCGCCTCAAACCCGAGAAGAACTTTTGGTCTTGCGCCCAGGTCGTCGCTTAGGATTCTTTCCAGTTGAAGGCTGAACCTCGATCTCCCAAGGTCTGCCATTTCCACTTCCGTCATCTGCATACCTTCCCTTTCTGTGCATTAGGCAATCTTCAAGGATGCATGTCGACTGGACTTGACCAGCCTTGTCTGCCGTCTCCTCAAATGACATTACCCTACCGCCACGCTTACAGTGCTCGTTAGAGCAAAATAGCAAACCATCAGATAGCTCGTAAAGTTTTCCGCTACATGCGTAGCAGGATCTCCACCAGATTCCCTTGTCTGCCATGATTCCCTCCTTCTGGTATCACCTTACTTGATTGTATCACCCTTTGTCAAGCCGCGCTCGGGAAGGCAGCACAAGTGGTACTTTTGATTTCCTCTTTTTACCATAGGGCCAAGGCCCCTGGAAATCAGGCTCGCCTGCTTAGATGGGCAGATCCGGCTTGAGCATGGCTGGTTACGGTAGATACTGCTCTCTGTCATATTGAAATCCCTCCAAGTATTCGTACAATACCTCGCGCCACTTCTTGGACGACTCGGTCTTAATCCGGTGATGCCAGCCGCAAAGGGTTACAAGGTTCCACATTTCCGAAGGGCCGCGCTTTCCCATTCCAGAATTGAATACGTGATCGAGCTCCAATACGATCTGCGCCCCGGAGCCAAACTGACTGCCGCACTGATCGTGCATGCCGACCCTTGGCCCAACGCATCCGCGGTCTCGGTCCAGGATAGCTTTTCTTAGGGCCGGCGTCACCGGATCTTTGTGTGCCATTAGACCTTCTTTGCGCCACGTGCCTTCTTAGGCTTTTTCTCTGGCGCTGGATTGTTAATCTTTAATGGCAATCGCTCGCCCTTGTCCTGCTTGAGTATGCGGCAGGGTAGGCAAAAGCAGGGTTGTGTATGGAAGTATTTATCCGACATTCGCCCTACCCGTTTCTCTCTCTGGACTCAACGGATCGCATAACCTTATTGGCCCAAGCCTGACCGGCATCGCCACCCCAGAGGGCCCAGGCAATTCTGCCAGCAGATGGGAAGCCCTTCTCCCCCGGCGAGAATCCTTCGCCCTGCTTATCGACTTCGTGTCGGGCAAGGAACGCTCGCATCTTTCGCACGCGGGCAATGGTCATCTTGTTTCCAATAAGCATTCTTGCGGTCTGCTGGCCAGGGCCAATGCCGCCGCGTCCGTACTCTCGTCGCCATTCAAGACCACGCTTCGCCTCTGCGCGAACACCGGCCGGGACGTTCAGGTTTATTCCGTCCGCCTTCTCTGACTCGACGAGGGAAATGTCTTCTGCTGCTGGATAGGAGGATCGGTATGCGGCAACAATGGTGGAGTCGGTGTCATAGAAAGCAACAACCTCTTCACCGCGTCGCCCAATCTTCTGGGCCTCATATCGCTTGAATTGCAAAACTGAATCTTCTGGGAAGGAGTTACAAAGAACATCCGCAACATCAATGCCGCAGTCTTCGAGGCCAGCCCGAATTGATTCAGTGTCTCCCTTTGACCTAGTAATCGCAATTACCTCGGCGCCGGAGTCAACATGTGCCTCAATTGCGTCGATAACACTTGGCGGGCAATCCTCTGAAAGAATTGCTTCTGGCTCAATAACAACAATCCTCTTCTTGTTTTCCTGCTGTCTTGGATTCATGTCTGGGTTCGGCTTTGAGTCAAGCTGATCCTTACCCTGCTGTGGCTTCTGGCTTGGGGTGCCGCTCTCTGGGGCGCCAGGCGACGTATCTACCGCGCCCTCTGGGGCGTCTGGGACGGTCGGCGGCGGTGGCATATCGGGATCGCCGACCTTGCCCTTCAGGTAAAGTTCGTAGTACCTAAGTGGCATGTAGCCAAGTGGGCTTGGCATCCAGATCTCGTTTCCAAGGTCGCCAACAGCATCTTGACCGCGCTCTTTTAGTGCGTCGTTGAGGCGGAGCCATGGGAGGCCAGCAAGTGCAGCCTTGTAGTAATCGGAAACTGCGGCTGCTGATTCCCTACCTACATCGGTGTAAACAAATCTAAGGTTTCTGTCATACAACCAGACGATTTCGCGGGTAATGTAATCCGCGATCAGCTCGCATAGCGGTGCGATACCGTTGTCCGCGGTGAAGGCGGCGCCGTACTCGGAAGTGCTCTTGTTGACGTCAAAGTTCAATCCGATATCCTGAGGCTGAACACCAAAGACCGCGCAGATCTTTCGTGCCAGATAAATCTGCCACTCCATGAATTGCATGTCTCTGTTTGACTGGGCCATTGGAATCCACTTGACACCCTTGCCGCCGCCGGTGATTGCTGTTTGACTCTTGCCGGCGATTTCTCCCTCCCAGTAGGTCTTAAATGCATCGACCTGATCTGGGCGCACGCCCTCGCCAAGGTCGATAATGCCGGGAGGGGTTGCCTGCTCGACAATGTTGTTGTTGTACTTTGCAGCACGGAGGTCTGCCTCAATCGTCTCAGCAAGGACCTCAAGTGGCGAAAGGCCGAGTGGCGAGTACGTCACTTTGTTGGCAACAATTACAACCATTTCCTCGTTCTTGTACTCAGCAATGACCTTGCCCGTGTCGTCATACTCGAAATATCTGGCCTTCTTTAGGTTGCTTCCGTCCCAGCTTGGATCAAACGCTATTCTCGAAGCGTCCTTTGGCCAGAGGTTTTTAATTGGATCAACGGCTCGTCCAGCCTTCGCGCCAACGGTTAGTTCCTTTTCAATGGCACCCTGGTCGAGTACCAATATGTCTTCGACAATGGGCTCGATAAATGATCTCCACGAATCCATTCGTGTGTTTGGGTCCCTAAGGAGGTGCTTAATCTTGTGGACAATTTCCACGCTTGCCTGACTCTCGCCATCAATGGTGACGATATCCCATCGCGCTCGGCTGATTTGCTGGCGGCGCAAGTTGATCGCAGCCCTAATCCATGGATTGTTTCTCGACCACTTCCTAAGCATGTTGACAGATCGCTTCTGAACCGTGCTCTGACCAGCCCCTCGTGCATACGGCTGCGAATCGTAGTTGGGGATAAGGATCGCGTCCTTAATCGCATCAACTGTTGCTTGTGCTTGCGAAGTAGATTCGGAGCGCTTTAGTCGCTCCCAAGGCATCATTACCACGAATTTTCCTCTTTCGGCTTTCTTGTTCTCCAAGATCTGATTGCATTAGTGATTGCAGTCTGGTCTAGATCCTTATTTACAATCGCCCTTGCTTCCGTGTACTTGAACGGGACCATTCTAATCCCATCAACCATTCCAATGCCACGAAAAGACGGTAGGCGGCCCCACCACTTCGGCACGACATATCTCCCGTCCTCGAAATGAATCTCGACACTTTCGCTAAATTCCAATTTATTCCTCGTCCCCCTCTTTAGGATCGGCGTCGGAATTTTCTTCACCGAGCCCAAGAATGGCGTCCGTGTCTACAATATTCTCATCTCTAAACTTTCTCCAGAAGCCATCATACTCAATTTTATCATCTTCGTCTAGCCTAGCCAATTCTTCCTCAACATGACGAGAATACTTAATCTGCTGGGGGACGCTCCTCTTGGTGGATTTGAGCGTGTCGTAGCAGTTTGGGCAGACAGAGTACCTTTTCTGCCCCTTTGCCCTAGGGACCATGGGTTCTGGCACCAGCTTGGTTTCCAGGTGCTCTGGCCCGACCATAATGGTGCAAAG